TTGCAGGTCAATCAACAAATGATGTTATGTTTGTATCTTCCATTAGTAAGATGTTGAACTATATCAAAAATATGGAAGAAGATATTGTAATTACTGTTGATGATTTCATTACTTTATCTGATGGTAAATCTACCTTCAAATATGGTAAAACTTTGAATCACCCTACAGAAGCCATGATTGCAAGATTAATTTCATTTAATGAATACTTGTTGAACATTAATCTTGATTCAACTGTTGATGTTAATGATGCAGAATTTATTGAATTTAGTAATACTATATTAGAAGCAATGATTCATATTAGTCCTGATACATTAGATAGTGCTATCAAATCATGTGATGCAATTGGAAGTTCTCTTTACAAAATTGATATTCATCCTGATGGTATTTACAATCATGGAGCATTTGAAATAATTCTTTCTAGTAGTATTCATAATAATGCTACAGAATTTTGTTCAGTTAATTTAACATCTGATGTTCAAGTTAAAGGAGAACCCGCTACTGTATCATTTACAGGTCAAGTGAATAAGTTCTTTTCTAGAACAGATGATGCAGTATTCATACAATTGAAAGATGAATTTCCTTTATTCTTTGTTCAGAATGATAGGTTTATCTTGAAAGCCCCACATATTTCGGTGAATTGAAATGATAATTTGTGAAACAGAAAATGGTATAGGATTAAGTTGGCGTGAAAATAATAATGTGATTTATAACGAAATAAGTCATAATGAATTTCGGCCTTATTTCTTTGTAAAGAAGAAAAACAACTTACCGCTTACTGCTCACATTAAGGATAATTTAGGAAAGTTGCAAGTCAATCTTACATACGAAGAAGGAGATTATCACAATCTTCAAGGTCAAGAATTAGTCAAAGTAATGTGGCGACCGAATAATCCTAAGTATGCTAGAAAATTACAAGCAACTTTTGGTGAAACATATGAAGCAGATGTAAGATATCATTACAGATACGCAGTTGATGAAATCAAAGAAATGCCTGAATATGAAATGCGTAAATGGTTTTGGGATATGGAATGGGTATCTGATGACCATGATTATGAAGGAGCAATTACTTGTATTGTGGTTTATGATAACTTTGGTGAAAAATTACCCGAAGACCCAACGGATTTGTTTAACCCTGACTTTGAAACGAAAGAGTTTGGGAAATATACAACTTATGTTTGGTTTCCTGATTCTCAACCTGTAATGAGTTATTCTAATGAGGGTATGCGTATCTTTGAAAGTGAAAAAGAAATGCTTAGTGCCTTTCTAGAAAAGGTAGAAGAAATGAATCCTGATATGTTAATTTCATGGTTTGGATGGAAGTTCGATTTACCTAAGTTAATTGAAAGGATGATATTCAATGGTCTTGACGCTAGAAGACTATCACCTTTCAATGAAGTATCAGGAGTATATTGGAAAGACAAACCAAAAATGAGTAAGAAGGTACAAAATTATTCACCCATCTATCAACCGATAAAAGGTAGAATATGTTTAGCCTTAGAACACGTTTTTGAAAGACAATGGAATGATGCTCAAAGAGGAACATTACCTTCATTGGCTTTAGACTATGTTGCTGAAACTTTACTAGGACAAAAGAAACTAGTGAGTGAAAAATTCCCTGATAAGAATGAATTCTTTGCTAAGGGTTGGTTGGAAGATACAGTAACATACCTAGAGTATGCTCAGAAGGACGTAGAACTGCTTGTAAAGATAGATGAGGAAAACTTCACTACCGATGCAGTATTGTCTCTACAACGGCTTCTAAAAGCACCTTTTGATGCTTGCTTCTATGCGAGTAATATGGCTAGTATTTACTTTATGCGTAATGCTTCATGGAAAGCACCAACAGGTTCTAAAGAAGAAAGAGTAGATTATGAAGGTGCAATGGTGTATGACCCATTAAGTGAAAACACAAATGGTCTTCATCTTGGGGTTGCTGCATTTGATTTCGCAGGTCTATATCCTTCAATGATGATTGCTAGGAATATATCTTGGGAAACTAAATCTGCTGAACCAACTGAATTTGCAGTTAATATTCTAACACCAAAAGATTTCTCAGAAGTAACTAAAACCCATATGTTATATTACAAAACAGATGAATTAGGATTACTCCCTAGAGCAGTTTTAGAATTAAAGGAACTTCGTAATGAATACAAAAGAAACATGAAGAATGCTTCTGATAAATCTGAATACAATAAGTGGAACAATAATCAATTAGCCGTTAAAAGATTGATGGCTTCATTCTACGGTATCATTGCATATCAGGGATTTGGTTGGGCTGATGTAGATTTAGCCGCTAGTATTACTGCTAGTGCTAGAGAAGCAATTAGAGAAGCGGCGTTTATAGTGAGGGGATTAGAATGAAAGTAGTATATGGTCATACAGATTCTATCTATGTTGAAATTGATTCTATTGAAAAAGCCAAAGAAACAGTTGAACATCTTAACAAAGAAGTTAGAAAGATTTTCCCTAATATCTTAGGTTTAGAAGAACACCCTGTAACTCTTGAGTTTGAGAAATACTTCAAAACTCTAGGAGTAGGAACAACAAAGAATAGAAATGCAGGATTGATTACATGGAAAGATGGAGAATATCTTGATGAAGATGAATTCGTTATGACGGGCTTTACCGCAAAAAGAATCTCAGAAACTAATCTTGCCAAAGAAGTTCAAATCAAAACACTAACAATGTGGGCTGAGAATAAATCAGAAGAAGAAATCGTAGATTATCTTAGAGATAAATACAACTCAGTCAAACATGGTCAAATTGATATCGAAGATGTTCTAAAGAGAACTAGATACAAACCTGAAAGATTTTCAGTTAAATGTAAAACTTGTTCTTCTACATCAACTACTTTTGATTTGATGAAGCAGCCTTGTTGTAGCACTATGGATTTACGAACTTTAGAAGGTAAAAGAGCATCAGTTAGAGAAGGAATAGAAGGAGTTCTGTATCGTAAATATGTTGATGACTTAGATATTTCTGACTCATATTTGTTTATGAGAGTGAGTAATAATACGCAAAATACAAAAATAACACAGTATCTTCACCCTACTAAACAGGTAATGGTTTTCCCATCTTACGTCTCCGGTTTAACTGTTGATGAGATGAAAAACTATACTCCTGATTGGGAACACTATGCGGAATCTGTTGTGAAAAAAGCAGAACCAATTTTTAGAGCAATGGGGTGGAAGATATCACAAATAAAACACGACCAAAACCAAAGGAGTCTGATGGAGTGGTTTTGAGGGATTGTAACAACCCAATCTCTCATCCTAGAGTTGTAGGGGAAAACTTTTGTCGGCTTTGCTCTAAAAAAGAGGTGGATGAGTGAGTAGAAGGGTATGTTCTTTGTGTGGAAAGAAATCAAAAATAAATTCCACATTATTAATTGAGGGTATTCACCATCAGTTATGCAAAGAATGTACTTTAGAAAATTTAGAAAAATGGATATGATAATAATGGAATTAGAAAATGAATGGAGAGAATATACATACCAATGGTTGCCTGAAAAATACGATGACGAAAAAGAACCTATATTGAAGATATCAAAGTCTTCTTTTGGTTCATATCAATGGTGTCCTAAAAGATACGAATTTCAATACATATTGAAAATGCCTATTGATACATCAGAAGCAATGTATAAAGGAACAGTAGTACACAATGCTAGAGAAGATTTCTTCAATACTTTCGATATTAAGAAAGCGGAGAATCTTTCTCATAGTGAATTAGTTGATTACTGTTTGAGCCTTTATCCTATTGATGATTATACAGATATGTATCAAACTATGTCTATCTTTGAAGCGAATAGATTTCAAGAGGCTAAGGAAGAAGGAACATTAGAAGACTTCTTACCTGTAATCAATGAAATTTTATTAGACGCAGAAATAACTATTGCAGCAGATACACACCCTGATTATCCTTTAACTAGGGATTACAAGGTTCATCTACAAGGTATTATTGATAGAATGTTCAAGGATGGCGATATTTATGTCCCTCTTGAACTTAAGACCGGAGCATGGAAAGATTGGAAAAAGACAATGATGAGAAAGGAAATGGCTTTTTACAAAATATTGTTTGAGAATACACCTGATGAAAAATTAGTAGAAATGGGTCTTGACCCTGAAATACCTATTTCTCATTGGGGTTGGTATTATCCTGATTCTAATCATATATATGTTGAAGACGCAAAGAAAAGTAGTATCAATTCTGTAATGAAAGGAATTGCTAAACTGCTACACGCATATGAAAATGAACAATTTGAAACTAAGTATTTTTACAAAACTTGTGCAAATTGTAGTTTCTTTGGTATTTGTGAAGCGGCTGATGCGGAGAGTTGGATATGAAATGGAAAGATTACCGTAAGGCAAAAGAAGATTATAAGAAAAGGAGGAAAAGAAATGATAGATAAATTAGTCAGACAAGAACTCAATCAAAAGGTTTGGTCTTTTACTGAATTAGCAAATGTAAATGATACAATTAATTCTTTAGCCGACACAATATACAACAAAATGCCAACTACTGAAAAGATAGAAATGGTTTGGAATACACAAGTATTTTCTGAAACTAGAGTTCCTTTTGGTCAATTATACATGACTACTGTAATGGAACAATTGAAAGTTAGAATAGCAGAAATAGTAAAACAAGAATTAGCAACTGCAAAAGTGCAATTTAATGAGGTGAATAAAAATGAAAATGCCGAGAGAAGTTTGGGCGGGGAGTCATATACGGAAAGCCCCCCAAATGAAAAGGAAGATAGTGAAGTCGAAGAATGAGTTCATAGAATGGATTAATCTTTACAACGGAATTATGAATTGTTATACGACTGTTTATGATTTTGCTGAATACTTCGATAATTCAAAAAACGACAATACCGTTATTTTGGATAGAGCATTTTTAGATTTTGATGCACACAATGAACCATTAGAGTTGGCGTATCAAGATTTGAAAGACGTTGTAGACTTTTTACGTAAAGACGATGTAATGTTTAAAATGTATTTTAGTGGGAAAGGATTTCATCTGTTTGTGTATGGGGAGATAGCCAATGATATCAGAAGCATTCAGCAGTATTATACCGAAACGTTTTCTCATTTTGATACATTGGATAGGACAGGTATTCAGACTAATAGACTACGTAGGATTCCTAATTCGATAAACTTGAGTAGTTCAGATGAAAATGGAAAGCCATACTTCTGTATTCCACTTGAGTTAGAAGATTTAAAACAACCTTTAGAACATATTCTAAATCTAGCGAAATCTTCAAGAGTTGTGGAAAAAACCACCATTGGAACTAAATTAGTTCAATGGCCTAAAGTAGTCCCTATTGAAATTTCTGAGATTGAAATTGATATACCTGAATCTGTTGGTAGATTACCTTTGATACCATGTCTAAATCATGCAATATATGTTGAAAATCCTAGCCACTATGCTAGAGTATATCTCATACAATGGTTTAGAGATTTGCTAAGTTTAGGTGAAAGAGAATTATCGAATGAAAAGAATCGAGAAATTGTTGAGATTATTATGAATGAGTTGGAACTTATTTCCTCTAAAGAAGATGTTTGGTTAGATTGGGACAAATCTACAACACAACGGTATGTTGAAGGTATTGTTTTCAAGGGTTATAATGCTCCTAGTTGTAAAGGGGTTTTAATACCAAACGGGTACTGTGTAGGTAAATGTTGGAGGTATGTTGAATGAGTGAACCACTTTATGTGAGATGTAATATTTGTAATTCAAAACATTACAAGTGGAATATATCACATGGTTGTTGTAACGGGTGTAAGGAATGAAACTAGTAATAGATAGTAGAGAACATTCAGAATTAACAGATTTTGTTATTGAAGAATGTAATTCCTTAAACATTCAACATGAAAAACAATGGTTAGAAGTTGGAGACTATATTTTCAACAATGTTTGTTTTGAAGCAAAATCTACTTTTGATTTTCTTCAATCAATAATGAATAAGCGATTATGGAATCAATTAGATAATATGGATAGAGAATTTCAAAATAATGTTGTAATTCTTTATGGTACTTTTTCTGATGCTTTCAATCGTTACAAAGAACACGCTAAGTTTAGTGGGCCGATTAAAACCCAATGGACTATGTTAAAACGTAAATTCGATGGAGCAATAGGTAGAATAATTCTAGACCTAGACGCTTCTATTTTATGGGTTAATGATGCGAAAACCGCAGCAAGAATGATTGCAGTTGTAGCAAAGATGCAGCCTATTGATAGAAACGTATATGTTCCACGTATGATTAAGAAAAAGATAAGCACAGACGATTTACGAATAGATGTGCTTATGGGAATCAAGGGAATTAGTGAAAAGAAAGCAAAAGCCCTAATCAAAAAATTTGGTTCTCTAATGGAAATAGGTGAAGCAACCGTAGATGAAATTAGTGAAATCAAAGGATTTGGAAAAACTTTAGCCTCAAGATTAATTGAGGTTTTAAATTCAGAAGAAAAAATTGAGGTATAATAATGAGTATAGAAATTGAAGATGAATTAGAAAGGTTGTATTATGAAGGATTATCAGAACAAACAGAAACAAACATTGTGAATAAAAATTCACTACCTAAAGTAGTTGAAAGATATGTAAAGAGTGCAACTGATGTTTCAAAGTATAATGAAGTTCCTGCAACAATATCCTTTTTCGTATTACTAGGGCAATTATGCAAAGATATGGTTGCTATTCCTAGTGGTAGAAGAATAGATGATACTAGAATCCAATTCTTATGGATGCAAACATCAGGAACAGGAAAAACAACATTGTATGATTTCTTTGGCCCTGTAGCAAATCTTTCATTTAAAATGATAAATGAAAAGCATGGAACTGAATTTGATATCTTTGATGTTAAAGATACAACCGATGCAGCGTTAATTGGTTCATTCAAAGAAGAAGATGTAATGGTTGAAGATGAGGACGGTAGAACATCTAGAGAAAGAGTTCTCGTTCCAATCAAAGGAGCATTAGAAGGAGATGGTTTAGCAGCATACGATGAATTTGAATACTCAGGTGTATTCAAACAATCTCAACATAAAGAGAATGTTATCATGTATATGAATACATTTATGAATTCTTTACATGGTGAAAATTGGAAAATAAGTAAGCGGTTGAAAGATGGCGAAATATTGGAATGTCTTTGTAGACGTTCCTTGTTTGGTACAACATACATACCTAAACAACTTACTAATATTATTGCAGAAAAAGGAGTAATGCAGCGTTGTTTAATCTACATAGCAGAAATACCACAAGAAGTTCAGGATGAATTAAGAGAAGCAATTCTGTTAGAAGTTGGAACAATCAAAGAAAGAAATATGCCTATCAATAACTTTGCAAGTAATTTCTTAATTATTTATGATACTCTACATGAACACTTTGTTGCAAATGGAGAAAACGCATTAGAAACAATTAGATTCGGTTCAGCATTTAACGATGCTTTACTAAACGAATCTTATAAAATGAGAAACTTTGTATCTGATAGTAGAACCGAAGTTTTTGAGATAGCGGGTAACTTCATTACTAGAATGAATGCAATGATGGTTAGGCTATCTGTATTGTGTTGTATAGCAGAAGCACCTAGTATTACAGATACATCTAAACGGTTTATTGTTACAGAAAGGCACGTTAGACAGGCTTCTTCTATGATACGGCAATGCTATAAATCGCTTGTGTCGTGGCTAGATACGGCCTTGAAGGTGAAGGCACAGTCTTTAGCAGACAAGAAAGAAATAAATTCATTCATAGAAGTTTATGATTCTCTAAGCGCAAATGATGAGTGGGTAAATAAAACAGTTCTCATGGAAGCAGTTAGAAAGAAGACAAAGAAGGGACAAGCAACAATTTATCGTTGGTATAATGATATTTTAGAAAACACATTCGATGAAAAGAAAATCGGAAGAAAAACATATTTGAGGAAGAAGTGATAAAAATGAAGGAAACATATGAACACGATTACGTGGTGTACAAAACAAGTGATGGCCCAAAGGTGATTAATGAATCACTAAACACATACGGCAAAGACGGATGGGGTTTAGTTGGAATGATTACCGTTGGTGGCGGAGAACATTTAGTAGCATGGTTAAGAAAAACTACCTACAAAGATGTTCCTGACCCAAAGAAAGCAGAACAAAGTAAAATTGCTAAACTTTGGGGCGCAGCAGATGGTGATGAGTGATGATTATTGATTTGTTGAAAGGAATAATTCAACTTACAATCATTCTACCTGTTACTATATTGTTAGCCATATTAGGTATTGCTACGTTTGGTTAGGTGAAAAAAATGTCTGATGTTCTAGCCATAGACTTAGAAACAAAAAACTACGCCCATGAAATAGGTGGTTGGGGAAATACCCATATGTTTCTTGTATCTACTGTCTGTACATGGGATGGAGACAAAGGAACTATTTACATAGATAAACAAGTAGATGATTCAATATCAAAAAGTAATGTTACAGTAAAACCTATTTCAGAACTAAAGTTTGATTTAGATGACCACTTTGAAAAAGGTGGTAAACTATTGGGACACAATATTGTAGCGTTTGATTTACCTGTATTGAAAAATGCGTTAGATATTTATTGTATAGGCAAGTATCTTGATAATAAATCATATATTGATACAAGCCATTACTTAACAAAAGAATTTGGTGAAAGATATTCTTTATCTAACTTGGTTCAACATACACTAGGTTCTGATAAACTAATGACTAGTGAAGAAGCACCCTTAGTTTGGAAAGCAGGAGAATACACTAAAGTTGCAGAATATTGTTTATCAGATTGCCAATTAGTGTATGATTTATGGACTCATGGAAGGCAAAATAAATTAATCAAAGGCTTTTCCATGCAGAATGAAGAACAACTAGAGTTGGAGGTAAATTGGTAATGTCGCCGTTTGAATGGATTGGATGGTTTATTTTTATCCTGATTATTTCTTTATTGTTTTTCGCCGCTTTCGGTTCAACCCGATACGGTGATGGAACAATTGAAGACTACATGGAAAAGTTGATTGTAGAAGAACAAACAGGAAATAGAAATGGGCCTCGCTGAAATATGTAAAGTTTGTAATCAACAGACCATTCCTATACGAATTTTAGGAAAGGTTGTCGGTTCTGACGAAAGACTCTACATATGGAAATGTAGAGAATGTAAAGCGTTGTGGTCGAGTAATTAATTTTGCTCGGCCACTTCGTTTTTTTTTTGGTTTCGCCACCAATGTTTATTTCTAATCGTTATAGTATAACTTTTAGCAAAATAACAATAATAAACTAGGTGCTTTTTTTACACTATTATATGACCCGACCGACCTCTACCTGTAACATGATGATTAAATGCTTAGACACAATATTTGAGGGGTGGGAAGATTGATTGACGTAAGCGGAATTTCAAATGTTTTAGACGCTCAAATAGACTCGTCCTTTTTACCTGTGTATATTATAATAGGATTTGTTGCTATTATGGGAACATATGCAGGTTGCTATGCTCTTTATCAAATGGCTAAAGTCTAACTATCAATTGAGTTAGTAAAACCTTCTTGTTCTTTAAGATGAAGGTAACATTGTTTGATTAAGTTATATTGGGTTTTACCATTAGAAACATTTAGAGGCATTGTAAAAGATTTTCCACCAAAAGGGTGTTCTCCTTCTTGTCTTGCAGTTTCGTTTTTGTAAAACTTAACAGTATAATTAACTGAAATGTTTTCGTCATTGTTTTTATTTTCAAGAGAAAGTCTTTCTATTTTAGCATAGATTCCATTCATTGTAAATCCTAAATCATGTTCGTAGTTTAATTCTAAAGCCATTTTATCACAACCAATCGGGTGGGTTAGGGAAGTTATCTGCTGCGTCATTTGCTTCTGTGTAGTTATTTGGTAAATCTCTAAGAGCCTGTCTGTATGTGGTTATTTCCGTTTGTTGTGTTTCCGTTAATGTATTGTATCTATCTACTAACACCCATAAATCAGCCTGTGCTAGATAAGCATCACGATATGCTCTAACAAGTTCCCAAGATACATCAATATCTTCTATTGTTACGTTACCGTCAATATCAAAAATACGCTTTTTTCTTTCTGCTTCTATATTTCCTAAACCCATCTTAATCAACTTTGTTCTAACCACATCTTCGGTAGGTTTTGCCTATAAGTACTCGTAAAATTACCTTGACTTAAACTGCTTGGTGCTGCGCTATTACTAACATAAAACAAAACATTGCAATGTTGTATGTCTTGGTCGCCCATCACTAACGGCTCCATAGCAATCTCATAACCGGAGAAATCACACGTTCCACTTGCGTTGGGGTGTGTTCTCCATGATACCCAATATTTTGTATTTGCACTTAAAGTTATACTCAATCCTGTGGTAGTTGCTACACCGCTTGATGTTCCATCAATTTCTATTTCATCACCAACTCTTGTTTTAGGTAAACCATTACTGTCTTCTTCCCAAATACAAATACCTGCACTTGCACCTGTTACACCGGAATTGAAAGCGCAACTTGCCTTTGTGAAAGTACCACCCGCACCGGAATAAAATGGCTGAAAGATAAGGAATTGATTTTGTGAAAAGTTTTTCGCTACTTGACCCATATGCGGCCCTTGTGATAAATGTAAATGGTCGGCGGCAGATTTGTATTTGCTTTTCATAGTAGCAAGTCTTGTTATGTCTCCACCACCTGCTGCTTCCTCCAAACTAATTTGCCCGTCTGAATGGTCGTAAGTTAGAATATAATTATCCTGTCCTGAACCTACAGTTTGGTCTGCGTCAAACTCAAAGTTACCAAGAGATACATGACCGGAAGAATCTCCGGTAATCCATGTAGTCCCTCCGTCTCCATCTGAAATTGATAATTGGCTATCACTTGTTGCAGAAGATACATCAGCACCGCCGATAATAACATTGTTTGAACCTGTTGTGATGTTATCTCCGGCATCGTGTCCTAATGCTATATTGGTCGAACCCGTAGTAATGACTTTCAACGCAGAAGTTCCAATTGCGGTGTTATCTGTTCCACTTGCCGAAACACCCCCCATCATAGCGTCTGTTCCAACTGCGGTATTGTAATTTCCATCCATTTCATCTCCGGCTCTATATCCAAAGAAAGCATTGTAAGAGGCATTATTTCCACTATTCTTGGCGGCATTATGCCCCATGACCGTATTACCCAGACCTGATGTTGAATTTTGTAATGCCTGAGAACCAACGGCGACATTGAAATGGTTGTTGATGTTCTCTAACGCTTCATTTCCTACTGCAACATTTTGAGAGCCATATTCGTTAGATTTCAACGCTTCATGTCCTATTCCAACAGTAGCAAATGCAGTTGTAGTTGCAGTTCCAGCATCATAACCAATCAATACTGATTTATCAGCAGAAGTAATCGCATCTCCGGCATAGTTTCCAATAGCAATATTCTTCTCTCCACCTGAAACTGCACCACCTAAAGCATCATAACCAATTGCTATGTTATCGCTTTCTGTTGTAGCCGCATCAAGACTATTTGCGCCAATAGCAATTACTCTCGTTCCCGATGTTACATTTAATGCCGCACTTGAACCTATTGCTACGTTATCATTAGAAGTAAAATCTTGACCTGCTAAATAACCCATTATTGTGTTATTTGCACCACCTGAACCAAATGCAAGTGCTTGATGACCAACTACTGTATTATTTCCACCTGTATTATTCAAACCTACACTTTGTCCAACAAATGTGTTATTAGTAGTTGCACCTGTTGTTGCTCTTTTACCTGCATTAACACCAACAAAAGTATTATTTCCGCCTGTATTGAATCTACCTGCATTATCACCTATCGCTACTGTATTAGTTGTAGTTGTGATATATTGCCCTGTTTCCCTACCAATTAATGTGTTATATCCACCGGAAGTAATTGATTCTCCGGCATCCGGCCCAATAACTACGTTGTAATCAGCACTTGTTAATGCTTTTAATACATCTTTACCGATACCAATATTTTCAGTTGCACTACTTAGAGTTCCTGTTGTTGGAGCAGAACCATCACTATTTGGTTGAATAAGAATACCATCAACAAAGTTGGTAGCATCCATTAGAACATCATCTAAACTGCCAATATCAGAAGCACCACTACTTGCGGCTTCTAAACCAATAGTACCTGCTGAATGGTCGTAAGTCATTACATAGTTATCTTGACCCGAACCTACTGTTTGGTCTGCATCAAGAGTAAAATTACCTAATGCAAGATTTCCTGTTCCTTGTGGCGTTATGAACATATCAAAATTAGTGTTGCCTGTATCTTGCATTTTAGCCCCAATTATTCCGCCAACATAACCTGCGTAATTTATTTCACCTATTCTAAACTCTATCTGACTTCCAAACCCTGTTGTTCTTGAACCACTTGTTATGGCGTTAGTGAATTGTGCGCTAGTTTGAATCGCATTAGTAGTAGTTGTTTTGTTGGTAGATGTAAACGGAACGGTATTATTCGCATTACCCGCTACCTGCATAGCAAACGAATTATTAGTACCTGAATAATTCACTAATACTGACCCTGTGCCGTTTGGTGCAATGTTAATATCTGCATTTGAAGTTGTTACAATACTATTACCATTAACATCTAAATCTCCACCTAATTGTGGTGTGCTATCTGCGGCTAAACTCGCAATACCACTACTACCGCTAGAAGCCGCAGTTAATCTTCCTTGAGCATCAACTGTAATACTTGCATTTGTGTAAGAACCCGCAGTAACCGCAGTATTATCTAAATTAAGTGTAACAGTATCAGTAGCACCTACAACAGAACTTAATCCTGTTCCACCTGCTATATCTAATGTGTTACCATGAGCAATAGTTTGGTTTGTCCCTGAATCTCCTGTTAAAGTAAATGTGGTTGCTGCGAATTGGTCAATTCCATCTTGTAAATCGGCTACTGTTATGTATTTCCAAGTATCTGCGGATTCATCCCAAATCATAAACTTATCAAGACTTCCCATTGAAAATTCATTTAATTGGCTAAGATTGATTGGGTCGTCTATATTAAGAGTTACATCACCACTAGTACCTCCACCACTTAGAGCAGTTCCGGCAGTAACAGAAGTAATATCTCCACTATTATTTGTATATTCAGTAGACAATGGAATATTGTAATAGTTAGTTCCATTGTTAGTGAATTCCCATCTATCTGTAGTTTCATTCCATCGAATAAGTGTATTAGTAGAAGTTCCTCTTTCAACTTCTATACCTGCATTTTCAGAAGGAGTTCCTGTTTCATTATTATTCAAAACAATAATGTTATCATCTATTGTTACCGTTTCAGTATCTACACTTGTTGATGTACCACTAACAGTAAAATTACCTGTTACAGTTAAATCACCATCAAAAGATATAGCACCTGAATTCGCTACACTCATAGTTTTAGTAGCGTTATCTGCACCTGTAAATTCAATCTTAGGTAGATTTGCACTACCTGTATTTGGTGTAATTTTAATGTCTTTGTCTGAGTTAGCCATCAGTATTCAACCTCCAATTTACCAATATCTTTTCTTTCTCCGTGAACTATGTAGAAGCAATCAATACCTTCACCCGCTTCATTAAGAACGTAGATTTCATTGTTTTCAATCTTTTCTACGTATAACATTTGGAAATCTCCATGTGGTGTTAATTGAACAGTAATACTATCTTCATCTACTAATCCTTTCCAATACTCAGGTAATTGAATTATGTTATCATCTTTCAATCTACCTCTACAATAAACTGCGTGTTCCGGCCCTTCCAAAGAACCGTGATGTAAAGTCATTCCTTCTTTTGTTGGGTGTGGAATAACGAAAGATTTCGTAGTTGCTGCTACATGACCTGTTACAGTTAGTGTTGAACCATCGAATGTTAAGTTTGCTTCTGAATTCATTCCGTCTGTTCCGGTAGCAGTAACTAATCTATTGTTAGCACCGTTAGTCATAAAGTCAGACACATCAACACTAAATGTAGTTCCGCTTAAATCTAATCCTGAACCTGCTGAGTAAGTAGTGTTTGTATCTGTAGATGCAATAGTTACTGCACCTGCACTTTCGGTTATTGTTACATTAGAACCCGCAGTAAAAGCCAATGTTTCTGAACCGCCTAATGTATTACCTCCCGCCGTTACGGTTCTGAATGTATTAGTATCGGTTGCCGCTATTGTTAATGTTCCCGCAGCATCATCATATGTTTTAGTAATGTTAGAACCTGCAACAATTAACCCATTTACATAATCTTCAACTTGCTCTTGGGATAACTGAGTATTTGTATCAGTAGCGGCAATAGTAATTGTATCGCTACTAGCATTGGTTGTAATTGTAACATTAGAGCCTTCTGCTAAAGTTAATGTATCTGCGGCTAAATCTGCAACAACATCAGA